CCCACTTGCGCCCGATCTCCGCCGCAAACGAATCTTTCATATCAAAGACGGGGGTGCCGCGCAGCTCGTCGTTTTCGACACGGATATTCTCGACCCGTCCGATCGGCGTGCTCTTGCCGTCAAAACCCCGCTTGTGCATGTAAAGCAAAACCGGGTTTTTCTGAAACTGCGTTGTGTCGATGCCGGACGTCAGTACCCGGGTGCCGTAGCTGTTGAGTCCGTTCGTGCTGATGATAAAGTCTTTTGCCATTCTGTAAAAATTAGGGGCGGCATTTCTTTTTTAAGTGCGCCACCGCCCCGACCTCAAAAGGGTTTTTGTAGCGGGAGCAGGACTCGAACCTGCGACCTTGAGGGAATGAACCTCACGAGCTGCCAACTGCTCTATCCCGCGGTGTTGGTTGCGGAGGCAGGACTCGAACCTGCGACCTCGAGGGAATGAACCTCACGAGCTGCCAACTGCTCCACTCCGCGATGTTTGATGCGACAAAAATGCGGCTCTTTTACAGGCGTAACAAAAAGAGTGTAAAGAGTTTGCGATATTTTTTCATATCAATAGGCAAAGGGTGATTTTTGTACCGTCAGACGCCCCCGACGGGGCAAAAGGAAACCTTAAAACAAGCAGCTTATTGAATGGGTAACAGAGTATCCGAGGAGACAAAGAATTACGGTTACATGCTTTACATGTCCGGCGAGCAGCAGAATGTTATCGCCGAAAAATGCCACGTATCGAAACAAACCGTAAATCGTTGGGTCGCCGAGGGGTCATGGGACAAACGCCGGGCGGCGCAGAGCGTCACCCGACCCGAAATTGTAAACAACCTCCTGCGGGCGATCAACAACGAAGTCGAGAAACTCAACGAGGAAAAGGACGCCGAAAAATTGGCCGGAGCCTGCGATAAACTTTCCAAGCTCGCGGCGACAATCGAAAAGCTCGACAAGAAAGCGAACGTCGTCGATGCGATCGAGGTGTTTATCGCTTTCGGAAAATGGTTGCAGCACCGGGCGGCCAGCGACGAAGAGCTCACCCCCGAATTGATAAAGGCGATCAACAAGTACCAAGACCTCTATGTGTCTGAAATTTTAAGCGTGAAAGGGCAATAATGTCAGTCGCAGGAGTAAACGACGCCACCAAACGGTGGAAAGAGTGGTGCGACAACGTACAGAGCCAAACCACGGTAAACCGCGCCGAGAGCGAGGCAGACAAGCAGGCACGTATCAAACGAGCCCGGGCGGATTATGCCTTTTTCGTAAACTACTATTTCCCGCACTACACCGACGACCCGGCCACGGGCAAGCATACCGAAAGCGCACCGTTCCACATCGACGCAGCGAACAAAATCCGCAAGAACCGGAACCTAAAGGCCGCGTTCAAGTGGGCGCGCGGGCACGCCAAGAGTACCCACATGGACGTGATGATTCCTATGTGGTTGAAGTGCCAAAAGGTGCGGGACATCAACGTAATGGTGCTCGTGGGTAAGTCGCAGGAGAACGCAAACACCTTGCTCGCCGACATACAAGCGGAGCTCCAATACAACCAGCGGTATATAAACGACTTCGGGGTGCAGTACAACTCCGGGAGCTGGCAGGAGGGCGAGTTTGTCACCGCGGACGGTTGCGCCTTTTTCGCCCGGGGACGCGGGCAGTCGCCCCGAGGTCTGCGGTACCGCAACCACCGCCCGGACTATATTTGCATTGACGATCTCGATGACGACGAGCTGTGCGGAAACGAGACCCGTGTCTCAAAGCTCACCGATTGGGTGAAAGAGGCTTTGTTTGGTGCCCTCGACGGTGGCCGCGGGCGGTTTATCATGGTCGGCAACCTCATAGGCAAATGCAGCGTGCTCGCCAATATTTGCGCAACCGAGGGGGTAGTCGTTTCGCAGGTGAACGCGATCGACAAGCAGGGGCGCGTCTCATGGGCGGCCAAATGGACGCTCGAGGAGCTGCGCGCTATGGAAAAATTCATGGGGTACCGTTCATTCCAAAAAGAAATGATGAACAACCCGATCACCGAGGGCGCGGTGTTCAAACATACGTGGATAAGGTGGAAAAAGCTCCCGCCGCTCAAAAAATACACTTATCTCGTTGCCTATTGCGACCCCTCGTTTAAGGGTACTACCAAGAATGACTACAAGGCGATCAAGCTATGGGGCAAATACGGCACGGAGCTGCATCAAATCGAGGCGTTTGTCCGGCAATGCTCGGTTGCCGAAATGGTGCGCTGGTGGTACGACCTCCACGAGCGTATGCTCACCGCCGGGGTAATCTGCTATTACTACATAGAGGCGAATTTTCTGCAAGATATTATCCTCGACGAATTTACCCGCGAGGGCAACTTGCGCGGCTACCAGCTCCCGATACGGGCGGACAAGCGAAAGAAACCCGATAAATTCCAGCGTATCGAGGGAATTTCCCCGCTGTGGGAGCGCGGCTTTGTGTACTACAACGCCGACAAGCAGAACGACCCCGACACGCTGGCCGGGTTGGAGCAGACGCTCGCATTCGAGAAAGGAACCAGCAGCCACGACGACGCCCCCGACGCCGACGAAGGGGCAATCTATATCCTGCAACAACAAACGAGAGTACAAACATTCGCCCCCAAGATCGGGCGGCGGCCAACATCCAAAAACTCATGGTAAAATTATTTCAGAAAATCGTAAAGGCATACAAGAGCTATGTGCTTTACAGGCGTTGCAAACGGGCAATCAAACGAGCCGAGCGGCAGGCGGTCGTAACGGGCAAAAAGCAGCTCGTAATCATGTACGGCGGAAAACCTCTCGTCGTAAGCAAACAACACCTCAAAGCCAAAATCAAAGAGGGCGCATTTTGCAAGGGGTTCACCCCGGAAAAGGCCGAGTCGCTGGCAATCTATAAAACCCGCTGACAATGTTTCTGACCGAGGACGATTACAAAGTTGTGTGCGACGAGGAGGAGCTCGACGTGCTGACACGCAGCGACCCCGCAACACGGCAGAAAGCCGAGCGGGTGGCTATGGAGGAGGTGGCAAGCTACCTCCGCCCGCGGTATGACACCGACAAGGCGTTTGCCGCCTCCGGAGACGACCGTAACGATATGCTCGTGCAGGTGACAGCCAACATCGCGCTCTACTACCTTGCGCATTGGCTGCCCGGGAGCTTGGCTCTCGACGGGCGGCAGGAGCTTTACGAGAATGCGATCGCGTGGCTTACCCGCGTGAGCAAGGGCGGAGCCATGCCGAACCTGCCGACCTACACCAGCGAGGACGGGCAGACCGACGTCTCGAATCCGATGCGGTTCGGCGGAATGCCCCCGAGCGATTATAGTTATTAAACAGCGGTTAAACACCGCTTAAACTCTGTTTTTATGCTGAATGCGTTTATTTGACAATTTCCTCTCCACCATACCCGGAACAACCGCACACAGCCAGCGCGAAGTGATGAAATTTGCGGCGCAGTTTGCGGCGCAGGTAAAGAAAAAGAAAGACATTCTTATCGAGCTGAACCAGCAGACCGAAAGCCTCACCAAAAAGGACATCGCCACGTGGCGGCGCGCTTGGCAGGCGGCAATCAATTACGAGCAACCGAACCGCTCGGCTCTGCTCGACGTGTACAGCGACGCAATGATCGACTTGCACCTGACGGGCTGTATCTCCCAGCGGAAAGGCAAGACCCTGCAAAAGCCGTTCATGCTCACAGGCAAGAGCGGCAAGGAGGACGAAAAAGCCCGGCTCATGTTCGAGCGCGAGTGGTTTATGAATTTTATCGACCTTGCGCTCGATAGTCCCTATTTCGGGCACTCGCTAATCCAATTCGGCGACATTATCAACGAAAACGGCATTATGTCCTTTTCCGGCGTCGAGCTCGTGCCCCGCAAGCACGTCGTACCCGAGTACGGGGTGATAACCCGGGAGGCGGGCGACGATTGGAAAAACGGCATATCGTACCGCGAGGGCGATATTGCCGCATGGTGCATCGAGGTCGGGAAACCCCGCGACCTCGGGCTGCTGCTCAAATGTGCCCCGCAGTCGCTCTCCAAGAAAAACATGCTCGCCTATTGGGACACGTTCGGCGAAATATTCGGAATGCCTATCCGCATAGGCAAAACCATGTCGCAGGACACAAAGGACATTTCCCGCATCGAGAAGATGCTCGCCGAAATGGGTGCCGCCTCGTGGGGGCTGTTTCCCGAGGGTACCGAAATCGAGATCAAAGAGACGACCCGCGGCGACGCTTACAACGTCTATGACAAGCGTATCGACCGCTGCAACTCGGAAATATCCAAAGGCATCCTGGGGCAAACAATGACGATTGACAACGGCAGCTCGTTGTCGCAGTCCGAGACGCACCTCGAGGTGTTCGAGAATATCTGCCGCGCCGACGCCACGATGATAAAGTACCTCGTGAACGATCGGCTTATTCCGCTGATGCTCCGGCACGGGTTCCCGCTTGCGGGCGTTACGTTCGATTGGGACGAGGCGACCAACTACACCCCCGCCGAGCAGCGCGAAATCGAGCGGCTGCTCTTGCAGGAGTATGACATCGACCCGAAATATTTTGCCGACAAGTACAAAATACCGATCACCGGGGCGAAGAAACCCGACGCAAAGAGTTTTTTCGAGTAGGGGCTGACGCAGCAAAGGGCAAGGACGCCAGCCCCCGAGAGGTGCCGCAAAAGAATTTCCGGGCGTTTTACCGGGGTTTGGGCGAGGCATTGGAACAACTCTACCACGACGAGACGTTAAGGCTTGCAGAGGCCGAAAAAACGCCCGATTTTGAGTTTAACCGCGAGGTGTTCGAGCGGGCGGCAAAGTGGGTGCACGAGCGCGGAGGCTTTACCCCCGACATGCTCAAAGAACAACCCGCCCTCGAGGTCATTGCCGAGACGTTCCGCATACTTGGCGGGGCGGTGTCCTCGTCGATTACCGAGGAGGTGCCCGCGGAGCTGGTCGGCGCGCTTGAAAACAATGCCTTTGTGTTCTCGGGTCTGAAAACCTACCATTCGTTAAACGAGGTCGGTTTGTCGCTGATCGGCGACAACGGAGGGATAAAACCGTTCGAGAAATTCCACGAGGACGTGGTGAAAATCGACGCCAAGTATAACCGCAATTATTTGTATGCGGAATACAATCACGCCGTGACCTCCTCCCAAATTGCTGCCAAGTGGCACGACTTCGAGCAGGACGGCGACCGTTACGATTTGCAGTACCGGACGGCGGGAGACGAACGGGTGCGGTCAGATCACCAGCTACTCCACAATATCACCCTGCCGCCGAGCGACCCGTTTTGGTCGCAGTACACGCCGCCGAATGGTTGGAATTGCCGTTGTACTGTGGTGCAGGTGCGGAAAAACAAGTACCCCACCAGCGACAGCGCGAAAGCGATCAAAATAGGGGAGCAGATCACCGCCGAGCCCAAAAAGCAAATGTTTCGTTTCAACCCGGGCAAGGACTTGAAATTGTACCCGGACAAGCACCCGTACAACAAAGCCCCCAAACGGGCGAAAGAGATCGTCGAGGAGCTTGCAAAAGGTCGTTTCACGGCAAAGACCATAGAGCAGGCCGAGCAGCAATTTAGGGAGCTCGGTTTGAATTGCGATCTTTCCGGGTTTAAGAAAAAGGACATCGGGCAGGTAAAGGAGATTTTCGACTGCGTGGATAAGCACTTTAGGGACTTTCCCGAACTGAAAGAGAAAATAAAGTTTGTCGGCTCCATGACCGGGCGTGTAAAGATGCTCACGACGGTAAAATTCGAGGAATTGAAAAAGGTGTACGACGGAAGAATCCCCGAGTCTTTGCTCATGGAGAACGCGAAAAAATGGGCGCGCAAAATCGCATACCTGCGCGACTGTTACGCCTATTCGAGCGAGGGGTGCGCGGCCTATGGTCTGAACGGTTTGGTTTTCAATACCGCATGGACGGGCGACAAGGTTACAACCTCCTTGCAACATGACGTTGCAAGCAAGTTTCACCCGGAGAAGTGCGACACGGTGAAAGCGGTGTTCGACCACGAGCTCGGGCACAAGCTCGACGCGCTGCTCAACCTCTACCAAAATGCCGACTTTCTCAAAATCTACAACGAGGCGGTCGGCCACGGCGAGCGGTACGTCCGGGAGAACCTCTCCGGGTATGCGTATTACCCGAGCTTTATGCGCAAAGCGAACTACACGCCGCAAAAAGAGTTTATCGCCGAGGCGTGGAGCGAGTATTTGAACAACCCGGCACCGCGCCCGCTGGCCGAGGCGGTGGGGAAATTTATCGAGAATGAATACCGGAAACAAAAAAGCAAGGATTAATCCTTGCTTTCATATACGCGGGTGGTTTCTGCTGGTTTGTCTGATGCAAACACGTAATCGCCTTTTTGGTCGCTCCGCATGGCATTGTGGCTTTCGGCGTCCGTGTATATCTCAATCGGTATTTGATCGAACGCACGACACTTGCAGCCACCGAGATAGTGGTTGCACTCCTGACAAGAGCGGGGTGTCTGTATTACGTGATCTACCAACATACGAGTACATTTTTCGCAAATCTACAAAATTTTCATTCAACGAACAAAGAAAATGTCAGATTCTAACGATTTGATACGAAATATCCTCTCGGATATGCGGGTAGAGCTGGCCGAAATGTTCGACCGCAACTTTGAGCGCAAAGGCTTTTTCGGCTCCAAATGGAAACCCCGGAAAGACAAAAAAGCCAAAGGCTCGCTCCTCCACGTGACGGGCAAAATGCGCCGATCTATCCGGGCGGCAATCCGCGGGCGGGGTGTGCATTTTTCCTCGCCGTTGCCATATACCGAGCTGCACAACAAGGGCGGGAAGTTTACGCAGACCGTCCGCACACACAACCGGACGAATAAGCGGACGGGAAAGACCTACACCGTGCGCTCGCACTCCCGGGCGATGAACATGCCGCAACGCCAATTTATCGGCGACCACCCCGAGGTGCAGCGGGCGGTAAAGCAGATCATACAAGAGAATATCACCGACTTTTTCGACAAATTGGCAAAGGAGATTCAACCATGAGAAAAGCAATTTACAAAGCCGTCGCCGAACGGCTCAAAACGGCAAAAATCGGCATTCAATACATAAGCCTTTGGAACCGGAACACCGAGCAGCTCACCAAGCAAAAGGCGTTCAGAATGCCCGCGGTGTTCGTGGAGTTTGAGCCGATAGATTGGTCGCAGCTCTCGCAGGGCGCACGATCGGCAGATATTCGGGTGCGGCTCCATGTTATCACCGAAACGCTCGCAACGCCCGAGGAGGGCGGCAGGTACCAAGATCGGGCACTCGAACACCTCGACCTCCTCGAGAGGGTGAGCGCGGCGGTGGCGGGGCTATGCGGCGACGGGTTCAACTGTTTTATGCTCGTCGAGTCTGTCACCGACCACGACCACGAACGGGTGCAGCATGACGAGGAGTGTTACGTCACCCGGGCGACCGACACCTCGGCGGTGAAACCCCGGACGGTGGCCGTCGGAGTTGTACTGACACAAAACAGGTAACTATTTTTTATCATATTGAAATTTCCTACTTTTGTGAAAATTTCAATATATGGAACCGTTTTACTTAATATTATCTTTCGACAAAGAAACAGGAACATGGAATCCCGGTATGTTCTTATATAAAACAGAGGAAGAGGCCGAGCAATCATTGTACAAACTGACGGATTATCATCACACTCCGGGAAAACATAAATTGATTAAAATTACTCATTACGAAATATTGGAAGAAGTAGAAGAACCCGATTAAATATACAACAAAGCCCCGGCAACTATGTGCCGGGACTCTGATTTTTAAGATTATTATTAATCTGACAATACCTGCGTGTGAGGCTGATTCTTTGTAAATGAATCTATAAACATTTTCAAACCTTTGCCCGTTGAACATACACCGTCGAATAGTTTATACATAAGTTCCGGCTCTTGTTCTTCTGTTTGGTAAATGATAACCTTTTTACCTGCACCTTTCATCCACCCAGCCTCGGAATGTGCGGATCGTCCGCATGGAAGAACCAAAACACAAATATCTGCCCATTGCATCGCATTAAAATCCGATTCAAACCCCGCCTCCGCAATCGGATGATTAAGTGCCTCGGTATATTCTCTCACACTCCATTGCTGCCAATTTTCATCTATCTGCGACCATTGAAACCCCGTCTTTCCTGCCGGATTCTTAAAGTCGTAAACCTCATGTCCCAAACCACGGAGCAAATGCACTATTCTGGGTTGTTGTTGGTTTCTCCAACTGCTTGCTACATATATTTTTGCCATATTTACCTCCTTAATATGAATAATTAAACTTTCTTTTATTGACTCCCTGCTCGATTAAGGTTATTACGTTCTCCCTAATATCAAACCGTACGCTTTGGTGCTCTATTTGCAGCCTGCGAACGATTATATCCAATAAGTACCGGGACATTTGCCGAGAGTCGTAATGGTCTTTTACGCTTATCCTACCTGTTGAGAATAGGAGTTGTATATACATATCGGCGAGCCGAGTTGTACGCCCCGATGCCCTTTTGGAATAATCAGAGTTATTATAGTCTGCTAAATTAATTGTATAGATAGGTGTAACCTCAATTTTCAGCACCTTAATTAAGAACTGTTTTATCTTCATTCCTTTTGCTATTAATTGTATTAAAAATCCCGGTCTTTCCCGGGAGCCAGCCTTTAGCTTTGTGATAAACTTTAACACTGGTGCAGGCATACACAAGGCATCCTCTTAATGCGGGAAATGATGCCGTTTAACCCCGCCCCGTTCCTTTAGTCCCCAATACTCCGATGTACCCGAAAAGCCTCCCGCAGCTCGTTTTTGGCCGACCGAGGCGACAGCATAAGCAGAAACGCCAGCGAGCGAACGAGCCCGGAAAGGACATAAAGCAGGTACCCGTCCAAATGCAGGGTTACGGTATAAAGTATTGCCGGGGTCATTAAAATTGCTTTTCTCATAACTCAAATAGTGTTAGTTGCTTACCGTCGGGGTTGTTCGGTAGTGGTTCGTTAATGTAGTTTAAGTAAGTGCGGTAACAAATCCCGTATCGTGGCTCGATGTACTTGCGCCATACAGCCCGGTAACACTTCGATTGGTTGCCCGCCTCGTAGTGTTCCCGTGTTATGTCGCAGATTTCCCGAATGCGGCATAACGTACTTTTATAACGCTTTCCCTTTGCCATGTGCCGAAAACTTACTAATTTTGCAAAAGAGTCCCCACTCTGTGCTCGTTAGCTGTTTCCGGTTGGCGAGTTTTCTTTTTTTACACCGCACCCGAACCCTTGTAAGGTTCGATCGTGATCTCGATGTTCAGCGTCTTTTTTACTCTCCCGCTGCCTTTGCAGACGGGGCACTCATACGGTTCGGGGTCGGCCTCTCTCCCGTAGGGGTGGAACTCGGGCACCGTATATGCTATCCCGGTGCCCTTGCAGTTGCGACAAACTTCGATGCTCTCTTTGTCAAAATGACGTACTTTTTCACGCATTCAGCCTTTAATCTTCTTTTTTAGGTTCAACAAAAAATGTTTCGTCCTGCTCGACCATGACGCCGACTTTCTGCATCAATTCGGGCATTTCCTCGTTATCCCGGTCGGCGAGGAGCTTGTCTTTGGCAACCTCGTCACTCGTGCGGACATACGCCGGGTTCAACTCTTTAAGTAGTACAAGCACTGCCGACCACGTGAAACCCTTACGGGTTTTGAGCTTGGGCGTCCCGGTGCGGAACCCGAGGACGCCGTGCGCCGTCTCCATGCTTTTCTTTTTGGAAAACAGCTCGTCGCGGTTCTCTGTTGCGTAGGTCTGCAACACCTCGAGGGAATCGTCCTTTTGCTGCTGGTACTTGGCGATCTCCTCGGCATTGCGCTCTCTGATCTTGGTTATCTCGGCGTCCATTTCCGCGTTGATGCCTTGCAATTTGGCGTCAGCAAAGGCGAACACGCCGAAAGCCTCCTCCATGCGGTCGCGCGTAACTCCCGAAACCACGACCTTTTTAACTCTTGTTTTTGCCATTGTTATAAAAATGATTGGTTTATTCTTTCTTTTCGCTCCCGGTAAACACGCTGCGTAACATTGCCTCCATTACGCCTCGCTTTACTATCCCGAGAACTTTGCTATTTTTTGAACATGCTGCGGCGATGCTTTCGCAAATTCGATCGGCGCGTCCTCCGACGAATGCCGCACCCGAGTCTGTTTTACCGTCTCCGTTGTCCGAAATCGTAAAAAACACAACACCACACTTGCCTGAAATCCCCCCCCCGGCACTAAAAATCCCGGCGAGCTCCTCGGCGATCTGCCGGGCGCGATCGGCAAACTCGACTTTTCCCTCGGGCTTGTCGGCTCCCGGTTCCGGGGTTGTGCGCACGAGGTTCGCGGGCTCGTACTCGACGGCATACGTTAAACCCGTGTTCGCATCGAGCACGTTTACCGTCATGCGCTTTTCTGTTTCCGGCCTACCAAACGGCAAAATCATTCCATTACTCCACACACGCTCGTGAATTTCGGAAATGATTTTATATTCCACCTCGCCGAGATTGGACTCTCTCTCGGTTTTGAGACAAATTGCTTTCACGTCTCGCGGAATATAACCGCATCCGATAACTGAATTTTCCTTGTTCATAATGTTGTTTTTTAAAGGGTTAATAAACTTTTTTATTTTCTTGGTAGGTCGCAAAATCCGGTTGATGAATGATCTCTAAACCGCATTCCCCGGCGATGTTCGCCTCGATGCGCGACCCTTTGCTGTCGCCCCAATCTTTGAGCAGGTAAATTGCATCACACTCGAGCAACAGGGCAATGTCCGCAACGATATGCTCGTTCCAATGCGCGGCCATGTCGAGACCGTTGTCGAGAGGGTTTACGGGCTCGTGCCCGAAAGCTCTGATCTGCTGCGCCGCCTGCTCGAATTTGGCGGTCACTTGTTCGGTTGGTAAGTCCGTAATTTTACCGCTGATGTACCATTTCATCGTTTCAGCAGTTTAACCAGCAGCACAATACCCACAATAGCCAGCACAACCAGCACAAGAGCCAGCAGCACCCATGCCGGGGCAAGAACCCACCACCACGACCAAGCGATGCACTTGGTCAGTTTTAGAACGATAAAGGCGATTGTGAGCAAGCCGTAAAAGCCGATACCCGAACCCGTTGAATTGTTGTTTGAACTCATAAAATTGTGTTTTGAAAGGTGAATAAATCCGTTAATTCAGTACAGCCGACGAGCTTTTGCCCGTGATAGTGGTATATCTTTGCGCCAAGAGCTCCATTGCGATACTCTCGGCGGTGTCGATGTCCTTTTGCTTGTTTCGGAATGTGTTGTACACGTTCCGGAGGCGTTCCGCGGGTATCATGTTAAATGACCTGTACCCGGTTGAGCGGCAGGCAATCCCTTTGATGATCTCGGCGTTGCTCGCTTGGTTGATTTTTCGCAGATAGCCGCCGATCGCGGCCATTGCCCGCTTGCGCAGTTTATCCATTTCGTCGCCTTTGTTGCCCTCTAATTGCTTGGAAAGTGAGGCGCAAATGTCGATAAGATCGTGCGTGTCGATGTCCGCGCTACTCTCAACGCCATAGCTGCCGACGATCGCCCGTTTCTCCTCCTCCGTAAGTCCCAGCCGTGAGCAAAGCGTGTGAAACTTGCGGAGCACTCCGTTGTGAATTTTATCCATTGTGCACATAATTGTAAGTTTATAGTTTGTCAATCCAATACTCCTGCGCTCCTTGTTCCCATATCACGAAGTCGGAGCCTCCCTCGCCGTTGTCGCCTTGAAACCGGGTTGTCACAAATGCCTTGTACCCCTCGACCCGGATTTTCACCTCCGACAATTTGCGCACGTGCTGCGCTATTGCCGGATAGGGTTTGTTGTTCTCCTCGTGGGCGATAAATACAAAGAGCTTGTCGGGGAACTCGTTTATCAATTCAATAAATACCGCCCGGGTGAAACCCACCAAAGCCGTAATCGAGTCGATCACCACCACGTCGGGGCTTTTCCTTTTACGCAGCCGTTCTCGCAACTCTTTGATCGGCTCTTTCGCCAGCACGATAACCCGGGAGCCGACCTCGTGCATCGCGGCGTCTTTCCATGCGTTTTGAAAGGACAGCGATAAGCCTTGTTCTAAAGTGTCATAAGCCGCCCGATCGACGAACCCGGACAAGTATTTGAGCAACTCCAAAGCAAAGTGGGTTTTGCCGCTGCCGCTTTCCCCGTAAATAATCCACGCGCCGCGGAGCTCGGGTTTGCCGAACGATGCGAGCCATTTGCCCGTAAAGTCCGCAACCTCAAACCGAGCGTCGAGCACGTTTTTATTACTTATCGCCTTTGCCATTTGAACGGTGCTTATTTGGTGGTTGAACGCTGTTTAATCGCGTGAACCTTGCGCTTTACCCGGCGCAAGTCGTTCTCGCAGTCCTCGATGATCTCGTTGATTGTCTCCGGGTCGTCCACGCCGTTAGCGATGCACACGGCGGCCACGTCCTCGCTGTTTACAATCTGAATCGGAATAAACTTGCGCCCGAAACGGCTGTAAATTTCCTTGTACCCCTTGCGGTTGGTTCTGATGCCTTTTTTGATGCGCTTCTCGAGGTAGTCCGTGGCGCAAAGCATTATCCCGACGTGATCTTCGAGTTTATTGTACAGACTGATGAAGAAGTAGAGCACTTGGTCGCTCAACTTGTCGGCCTCGTCGAGCACGACGAGCGGGTGCTCTTTCTTTTTGAGGGCGAGAACAATGTCGCACATCATTTCCGGCACCGTGCTGCCCGTAGAGTCGATACCCATACATTGCAGCAACTCGACCACAAAGTGCTTGCGGTTCCAATATTCCGAGCACGAAAGATTGTACACATTGCGGTTACTGGCCGCATAGCTCTTTACTGCCTCGCTTTTTCCGCACCCGGCGTCACCCGTTACGGCAAACACAACGGCGTTGTCCTGCGCGTCCTGCAAAAGCCCGTACATGCGCTTGTAGCCGCGGGTCTCGACAACCACCCACGCCCGCGGGTCGTACCCGATTTGCGAGGCGATCGTGCGCCACATTTCCTCGCTTATCAATTCCCAATTATCGTTGAGCACTTGGGAGATAGTCGCCGAGCTCACCCCGCGCAGCGCGTTCGCTGCCTTGTTTTGGCCGCCTTTGATCTCGCAGAACTCCGCGAGCTTGGCTTTGATTTGCTGTTTTTCGGTCATTTTCATAATTTGCTGTATTTCTGATTAATATAATTTCGTAATGTCGTCCTCGTCCTCAATCCTCGGGGCAATTCGTTTCACGGTTGCAACCTCGATCGCCTCGACATCTTCAATCTCGTGCGCTTGGAGGCGGCGGGTTTGCTTGTGGTTCTTATTCTGCCCGTGGCTATCGCAAAGCAACAAGCGGGTTGCGACGTCGAGCTGCGGGTTGTCGTTAAAGAGTTGCTCCACTTTGCTATTGGCAAGCGCGAGCCGTTCGGTGATATTTGCCTCGAGTTGTTGGTTGAACCCATGCACCCGGGCAAGTTGCTCGGCGTCACCCTCCCGGCGGTCGGCGAGTGCCATTGGCTGCACGTGTTTTCGCTCGAGCATAAAGCGCAGGGAGCCGTCCTCGTTCACCGCGAGCACATGGTCGAGGTTGTCCGGGTCGTATTTCACCGCCCAACGGACGTGCGCGTATTCTCTAAATTTGGGGTTGAAACAATCGTAGTCCCGTTTGATGCCGCCGATCGTCGGGCGTAAGCCGGTGCCCTCGATTGCATTCTGATAGCCCGTTTCGGCTCCGAAAGTGAGCAAATATTGCTCGTCGGAAAGCGGGAGCCTGCGCTCCTCCGGCAGCTCGGCAAACAATTTCACATACTGCTCGCGTTTCTCGGCTCTCTCGCGTTCAACAAATGCGGTGAGCTGCTGGCGGCACTCGTCGGCTGTCGGGAAACTGTGTCGGTGTTTGTTCAAAAACTCGCTATTCGGTTGTAGGTTCTTGTTGGAGGTGATGCCGAACCCCGACCAATTCACGCAAAGCTGGCAGTATTTTTTATTGAAATAGCCAAAGAACGGCTCGATCACCTTTGCCTTTGCGTTGTGTGCCCGGGCGGGCGTGTACTTGTCGCCCATGACCTCGTAAATCGGTGTGAGGTTGCCGCGCCCGTAATTGTCACTTTGCAACTGATTAACCCGGTAACGGCGTCCGAAAAGCTCGGCGGTATGGTTGGCCGCATTTCGGAGGGCGGCTTTGATAAGCTCGGGGTTCTCTCTCTCGCCGATCGCATACCCGACCGGATAATTGAGACACGGGTCGAGAACCACTACAAGCGTGAGTCGGTTCGTGTAGGTCGTAACCGTGCGACCGTTGCGCTCCTCTGTCTTTTGGTAGAGCAGCTCCGCCGTCCAACCGTCCATTGTCCAATATAAGAGTGGTACCACCGGACGCGACCGTTTCACCTGCATACTCTTTTGGTTGCGGAACCGGGTCGCCCCGAGGCGTCCGCCTGCTGTTACGAGGTCGAATTTATTGCGCCAAACGCCAACCGCCGACGGCGTGATTGCGTCCCAGCCTTGCAGCTCTGCAACCATGTTGTACAGCCGGGCGATCTGCGCATTGTCGAGGTTGCGGGCGTCGGAAATAAGCCGCACGAGGAGGCTCTCTTTGACGTCGTCGTCGATTTTAGCCGCGTTGCGCTTGCCGTATTTGCCCGTAATCAAAGCGGCATAACCCTCGCGTTGGTATTGGTTGAATTTCTCTTGCAAGCGGCGCGGGTTCTCCGGCAAGCTGTGCGGGAATTTATCGGCGATACGGGGCAACGCCTGCGCTGCCTTGCGCCAAAATTCGGTTTTGTTGATGCGTTT